TCCGTGGGCGATTTCTTTTCCCATTACCCACTTTTCTACTTCTTTTGTCTGTGATGACTGGCGAAACCCCGAGGTGTGGGAAAAGGCAAACCCGAACCTGAATTATCTAGGGGCCCCCTTCAAGGGCTATCTGAAACGGCAAGTGGAAGAAGCCAAGGCGATGCCATCCCAGGAAAACATCGTCAAGCGGTTGAACTTCTGCATCTGGACTGAATCGATTACCAGGTGGATACCTGCCGACAGATGGAACGCTTGCGCCTTAACGGTTGACCCGGAAGCTCTCAAAGGCCGGGCCTGTTATGGAGGGCTTGACCTTTCCAGCAATACCGACCTTGCGGCATGGGTCAAGGTGTTTCCGCCGGATGAAGAGGGCGGAAAGTATGAGGTTTTATGCCGTTTTTTTCTTCCGGAGGATAATATGCGCGAGCGGGTCCACCGGGACAAGGTGCCCTATGATGTTTGGGCACGGCAAGGGCTTATTACGCTCACGCCAGGGGATCTCATTGATTATGCCTTTATACTTTCTCAAATCAAGCAGGATACGCTCGATTATGACATTTTAGAACTGGCTTTCGACCGATGGGGAAGCCAGAAAATTACAACCGACCTTCAGGATATCGGTTTTGAAATCAAGGCCGATTCTGCAAAGGCAAATTCAACGAGCAAAACGCTGGTTCAGTTCGGCCAGGGGTTCGGGTCCATGTCATCACCGACAAAAGAAGTTGAAAAGATGGTAATAGGAAAAGAAATCGCCCACGGAGGCAACCCGGTTTTGAACTGGATGGTGTCCAATGTGGCGATAAAAGAAGATCCGGCAGGCAACAAGAAGCCGGATAAGGAAAAATCAACGGACCGGATAGATGGCGCTGTTGCTCTGATTATGGCGGTTGGCCGGGCCATGTTGAAAAAGGGGCCGGTAAAATCAGCATACGAAGATCCAAAAGCGGAGGTTTTGACATTTTGAAACTCGAAAAAGAATACTACCGTCCGGATGAGGTCGCCAGTCATTACAATATTTCAAGGTCAACGGTTTACGCATGGATCAACTGCGGAAAACTTGAGGCCGTAAAAATTGGTGAAACGGTTATAAGAATCCCAAAAAAGGCGTTTGAGGCCATAGAAAAGCCGATAGAGTAGCAAAAATCTTCCAAATCTTCCATCCGTCGCTTTAAAAACTTTCATTTTCGTTTTATTCGTGGCCCACATTCTCTTTTTATCACATTGAATTTTTTATAGGCGGGTTTATGTGAGCATCCTCCAAAAACTAAAATTGTCTACCTCATCCCTTATCAGAATTGCGCTCGGCGCATTTGATATCAGGGATTTTTTTGTTTTTGGGGGGCTGTCAATGCTCGGGTACGGGCTGTATTTGGTGTACAGTCTTGCCCTTGCCCTTATCATTTGCGGGTCTATCGTTTTAATCCTTGGATGTGTAATGCTGGTGAGGAAATAAATGGGCCTTCTGTCGCGTGGATTCGAACCGAAAGCGATGAACAGCCACGAGCTTGAAAGACTGATTCTTTCGACATATGGCGGCGGTGCTACGGCGGCAGGCGTTTCGGTGAACTCAGATACCGCCATGCGGCTGATGACGGTCTATAATTGCGTTAAAGTCCTTTACAACTGCATTTCACAAATGCCTTGCCAGCTTATGGAAGAAGTCAACGGTATAAAAAGCAAGGCGAAGGAGCACTACCTTTACCGAAAAATCGGGAAATTCCCGAATTCTTGGATGACGGCGGCTGAGTTCTGGGGCATGGCCATTGCCCACGTTTCACTTAGGGGAAATTTTTATGCTTTCAAAGCGAGAATACCGGGGCGTCCGATAAAAGAACTGATTCCAATCCCTGCCGGCAGAGTTAAAGAAGTCGTTCAGAATAAAGACTTTTCTTTGACTTATAAAATTCAAGATGCGGACGGAGTGTCAGAAAAATCATATTCTCAGAATGAAATAATGCATCTCCGGGGCATTGTGAGCAACGGTTTTATGGGCATGAACCCCATTGAATACGCGCGGGAGTCCATCGGGATTGGTCTTGCAAAAGAACAGTTCACATCAAGGTTTTTTTCAAAGGGCCTTCATCCGGGTGCGGTAATAAAACATCCATTGTCCTTGAGTGCTCCGGCGCATAAAAACCACAAACAAAACCTTCAAGAAAAATATCAAGGGCTTGGCAACTCACACGAGTTTATGCTTATTGATGAAGCGATGGACATAACTTTTCCGCCAATTAAATTTGTTGACCAGCAATTTTTGGAACTCGGGAAATTCAATGAAGCACAGATCGCCGGAATGTTCGGCGTTCCACTTATGCTGATCCAGGCCGGCGACAGTCCAACGACTTACGCAAGTGCAACAGAGTTCAAGCGGACCTTCGTTGATATGACCCTTGCGCCGATTGCCGTCAACTTCGAAAGCGGAATCGACCGTGATCTTCTCACGGAAGAAGAACAAAGCCGATACTACGCAAAATTCAATCTTAACTCTCTTCTTCGCGGAAACATTGTTGAAAGATTCGGGGCCTACAATACAGCCATCAACTCTGAAATTATGAACCCGAACGAGTGCCGGGAGTTGGAAGATCTTAATCCTTACGAGGGCGGCGACATATACAAAACCCGGACATCGACCACGAAAGAGCCGAACAAGGCCGATACCGGCAATGGAGATAAGGCAAAATGAAACTTTCCTACCGGAACCAGAAAAACGCAAAAGCCGTTGCCGAGTATTGGGGAAAACCCCTCGATAAGTCAGATTGGTATTCCGTCAAAGCGCTTTCGGACGATTCAACTGAAATCCTGATTTATGACGTGATAGGCTGGCCCTACAACGATGCTTCCGGATTGATAAGGCATATCTCCGATTTGGGTGGAAAGGATATTCTTGTTCGTATTAACAGTCCTGGCGGGGACGTTTTTGACGGCACGGCGATTTTTAACACGCTCAAAGATTACTCCGGGAAAGTAACGGTTCGTATCGAGGGCCTTGCAGCGTCCATGGGATCTGTAATTGCCTTGGCCGGTAAAGATGTTCAGGCATACCCCAGTACGATGATGATGATTCATGAGCCTTGGGTTTATACTGCCGGGAATCAATACGAACTGCAAGACATCATCGAAATACTTTCGAAGATCAGCGGCAGCATTTTGGACATTTACACCGGCAAAACCAAAACAGGTAAAAAAGAAATGCGCGAAATGATGAAGGCCGAAACGTGGATGACAGCCAAGGAAGCCAAAGAAAAAGGCTTCGTTGATACCATCATTGAGGCCGGGAAGCCGATCAAGGCGCAGTTTGATCTTTCCATGTTTGCAAATGTTCCGGATGAGCTTGTGAGAGATGAGGATTTAACAGAAAGAGATGCAGAGAAAGCCCTGCGGGATGCAGGGTTTTCAAGAAGTAAGGCAAAAGCCATGCTTGCGGGACGCTCGCACGGAGAAAGCCAAGAAGTTACGGAAATTGCAGCTTTAATCGAACAAACTATTTCTATTATGAAAGGATAATTGAAAATGGAAGAAATCAAGAAGTTAATCAATACGCTTGGTACGACTTTCGAGCAGTTCAAAGCCGAAAACGACGCCAGAATCAAAGCCATCGAAAGCAAGGGCCATGCCGATCCGCTTCTGACAGAAAAAGTCGAGAAGATCAACGCGGAAATCGGCAACATCGTCGCCATGAAAAAGCAGCTGGAAGCCATCGAAACCGCAGTTGCCAGAGGCGGCATGACCGGCGGAGAAGGCAAATCCGCATTCAACAAGGCCAAAAACGATCACAAAGCGTCGTTTGAGAAATGGTTCAGAAAAGGCATGGATGCCGGTTTGCGCGACATGGAAATTCAGGCCGGACTTTCAACCTTATCCGATCCCGATGGGGGTTTTTTGGTCCCGGAAGAAACAGAGGCTGCAATTGATCGGGTTGCGCTCACGGTTTCAGCAATGCGGCGGCTTTCGACAGTGCGGACCATCGGCACCGACACTTACAAAAAGTTGGTGAACCAGGGCGGCGCTTCCTCTGGCTGGGTGGAAGAAAAAGCAGCCAGGCCCGAAACCGACACGCCTACTTTGAAAGAAATTGCGATCAATACCAAAGAGCTTTATGCCATGCCTGCCGCAACTCAGACCCTGCTCGACGATTCCAGGGTTGATATTGCTTTTTGGCTTGCTGACGAGGTTTCCATCGAGTTCAACGAGCAGGAATCAGAGGCTTTTATTTCTGGCAACGGTGTAGGAGAGCCGAAGGGAATTGCATCATACAGCATGATTACCAATGGATCATATTCATGGGGGAAAGTCGGTTATGTTCCGAGCGGAGAGGCCTCCACATTTTCGAACATGGACAAACTGATTGACCTTCAACACGCCCTGAAACCTGTTTACCGGAACGGGGCCGTGTGGCTGATGAATGACAATACTTTCGCTCATATCAGGAAATTCAAGGATGGTGAAGGGAATTACATTTGGCGGCCCGGTATCGATGCTGGGGCGCCTGAAACCATTTTAGGGAAACCCGTGGAGATTGACGACAACGTGGCAGACATCGGGACCGGCGCATATCCGATCTTCTGGGCCAATTTCAAACGGGCATATCTGATTGTTGATCGATTCGGAATTCGCATCCTCCGCGATCCCTACACCAGCAAGCCCTATGTTCTTTTCTACACAACCAAAAGGGTAGGCGGCGGTATCGTAATGTACGAGGCTATCAAGGCGCTGAAAGTCGCATCTACCTAAATGAAATGAAATAAAACGGCATGGCCGGGGCGACTCGGCCAATTTGCTAAAAATTTAATAAGGAGGCGAATAAAATGAAAGATCTTCACAGCAACATCGACGTTGTTTCCGTACTTGATCCGATTGCGATTGAAGCAACCGCGACTTATACGGATATCGACCTCGCAGGGTTCAATTCGGCTGAATTGGTAATTGCCGTAGGACTGGACGCCGGAACGGGGCTAAGCGCTTCTCACAAGCTCGTTTATGTGCTTTCTCATTCCGATGACGGGACGACATACGCTGCGGTGGAAACCAAGGACGTTCTCGGGGCCGGAACTGTTACCACAGGCATCATTTTGACCATAGACGACACCGATGAAGACAACACGGTTTACAGGTTCGGCTATGTTGGCGGAAAAAGATACATTCAGCTTGTCGGAACTGAAACAGGCACGGTTTCATGCCCGATTTGCATTCTTGTCGTCAAGGGCAATCCCCTGGATGCTCCCACCGATTAAACCTGGTCTTAAATGACTACCCGGCGCGGTTTCTCCTGACCGTGCCGGGGCAACCACAGGAAATGGAGAATAAAGAAAATGGCTGATTCAAGCTATCAACCGAAGGTTTACAGAAAGCAGGGCGGAGAAGAATTCCGAGTAGCTGACGGCGGGAGTATCGTCGTTGAGCCTGGCGGAAAGATTCTTGACGAAAGCGGATCGGCGGCAGGGGCTGGACTTTCGCCTGAAATTTGGTCCGATTGTCCACGGATACAAATGATCGTTGATCCTACTTTGGGCCATTTCGTGGGAGATGATTTCACCCTCGCAAACGGTGAAACCTTTACCACGGCAAAAAACTATACTTTGGCCGGGGCAAACGGAACATTCACGCACCTTGCGGCAGATCCCAACCGTGTGGC